AACGTAGCATTAGCGAGTTGGACACCGATGGGAGCAGCCCACCCCACTCGGCGGGTCAACAATGCGTCCTTCCTCCCTGCATTCGGCAGCGCCTAATGCTACGTTCTGTGTCTTTGAGGGGACGCCATGTATCCCAAAAAAGAAAATCGCAACTGCCGACAGATTAACCCTCGGCGACTTTGCAAGCGGTTCATAGTACTTCTGGCGACCCGGGAGCTGCTTCCCTGGCCGGCGGCGGATTATCTAATGAAACGCTTGAAACTGGGGGCACTATGATCGGGAGCACTGCCACGGACCCGGTTTCGGAATTCCGGGAGACCATGGAGGCCGCCGGCCTTCGACCCGGAGAAGTGCTGCCGGATGGCGTGCTACGGCGCTGCCCGACTGCGGATCACCCGGCAAAGCGCAACGGCTGGTACGTCTTGCACCTGGATCCGCCGGCAGGCGCATACGGCGATTGGGCATCCGGAACGTCGGAGACCTGGAGCATGGGTGGCGAACCATTGCCGCCGGCTGACAGGCAACGCCTCCGCGAGGAAATCGAGAGGCAGAAGGCCGAGCGGGAAACGAAACAGAAGGCCGACCAGGCCGAGGCGATCAAAGAGGCCCGCGCCTACCTGGCGACCCTGCCTGAGGCGACGACCGACAATCCTTATTTGAAGCGCAAGGGCGTTGCCCCCTGTCACGGACTGCTGGCCGATGGCGAGGACCTTATCTGCCCGGTTTTGGGCGCCGATGGCAGGCCGATGAGTTATCAGCGAATCACGCCGGACGGATCGAAGCGGTTCGCACCTGGTTGTCCAGTAGCCGGCGGTTGGTTCGCGTTCAAGGGCGATGGCGGCCCGCTGGTGGTCTGTGAAGGCGTGGCGACCGGCGGAAGCCTTCATCAGACTACCGGGGCGACGGTGTTATGCTCGTTTTCAGCCGGCAACCTGGAATCCGTGGCACGGATGGCCCGGGCACGATACCCGGCCAGGACGCTGATCCTGGCCGCCGACAACGACACCGAAACTGAGGCCCGCACCGGGGAGAACCCCGGCCTTGAGGCTGCCAAAGCTGCGGCCCTGGCCGTCAACGGGCTTATGGCAATTCCACCGGCCGGCGACTTCAACGACCTGCACCAGGCCGAAGGGCTGGAAGCCGTCAAGCGAATCATCGAGGGGGCGAAGCCCATAACATCAACAGCAACCGCCGCTAAACAGTGGAACGCCCCATTACCACTTGACACGAACGAAAAAGCAGAACCCTACCCATTGGAAGCCCTGCCAGAAATAATCCGGGAAGCCGTGGACGAGGTGACCAGGTTCGTTCAATGCCCCGTGGCCTTGACTGCTTGCAGCGCCCTTGCGGCGATTTCGACCGTGGCGGCTGGATTGGCCGACTGTAGAAGGGATGGCAAACTGAGCGGCCCGATAGGGTTGTTTTTATTAGCCCTGGCTGATTCCGGCGAACGGAAAACCACCGTTGACAAATTTTTCACTAAGGCAATCCGCCAATGGGAGGCCGAGCAAGAGGACGCCAACCGGCCAGTAATGCAAGCTTTCCATGCGGCCTTTGACGCATGGAAAGCAGAGCGCGACGGCCTATTGACGGCGATCAGAGAGGCGTCCAAGCGATGCAAAGACACAACAGAGCTCAAGGATAATCTGGCCGAACTGGAAACCATGATGCCCGAGAGGCCAAAGTCCCCGCAATTGTTGGTCGGTGACGCCACCAGTGAAGCCCTGACATGGAGGCTGGCCCATAAGTGGCCCGTTGGCGGCCTGCTAAGCGCCGAGGCGGGCGTCGTGTTCGGCGGCCATGCAATGGGCCGCGATTCGATCATGCGTAACCTGGCGACGCTCAACAGCCTGTGGGATGCTACTCCGATGAGCGTGGAGCGTAAAACTTCAGAATGCTTCACGGTACGATCAGCGCGGATTACGGTTTGCCTGGCGGCACAACCCGGCACGGTTCGCAAATGGATAGAAAACTGCCAAGGACTGGCACGTGAATCCGGCTTCCTGGCACGGTTCCTTATTGCACAACCAGAGAGCACGCAAGGCCGCCGAATGTTCAAGGAGGCCCCAGAGAATTGGCCGGCGCTTTCACGGTTCCATCAGCGGTTGGCGGACTTATTGGACCACACCTTAAATTTCGACGACCTTGGATTCCTTGAACCCGTGATTCTTGACCTGGACCCGGACGCCAAGGCCGTTTGGATCAAGTTTCACAATACCGTGGAGGCCGAGCTCGCCCCAGGAGGCGACATGGACGAGGCGCGCGACGTCGCATCGAAGGCCAGCGACAACGCGGCACGTCTGGCTGCCTTGTTCCATGTCTTCGAACATGGCCCGGTCGGAGTAATAGGTGCTGACCTTATGGAAAGGGCCTCCAAAGTCGTATCGTGGCACCTGTACGAAGCCAGGCGGTTTCTGAATCAAGTCGCGGTCAAAGATTCCATTGCCGACGCCATAGTGCTTGAAAAATGGCTTGTGGAATACTGCCTGCGCGAACGACTGGACGTGATCCCATGTAACCATATTCAAAAATTTGGGCCGAACCGGACCAGGAGAAAGCCGGCGCTTGAAGCTGCCCTGGAAGAGCTTGAAGGCGCTGGTCGGATTCGACGCGGCACAGAGGGACGAAAGGCTGTCGTCATACTTCACCCAGGAATCAAAGAAGGAAAACATGGCGCTTCGTGATCGGTTAACCAGGCAAATTCCCGCCGCTACAGTTGCTACAGCCTGCTACGGATCAGCCCTTATGCGTGGGCTTCTTAGGCATTTTTTGCTGCTACAGTCGCTACGGTTGCTACAACGAGATTTAACTGTAGCAACTGTAGTAACCGTAGCGCAGAAATCGCAAAAGAATTTTAAGCGCCTATCTATCTATTTTTACACAGAATCAATTACAACTGTAGCAATTGTAGCAGGAATAGCAGTAGCAACAATTAAAGAGAGAGATCTCTCTCTCTCTCTCTCTCTCTTGATGCCTGGGACAGCTGCTACTGCTATTTCCGCTACAGTTGCTACAGTTGTCATTTTGGCGCCAACCTTAACGGAAAGGAAAAAGTATGAGGCTTCGTGATTGGCTTGACAATCCTTCGGCAAACACCACCCCGGAACGGACCCTCGCCGGAGACCTACCAGGCGGTTGCCCCCTACTCGGCGGCAAAGTCCCGCCGGAATGCAGGTTCGAGCCCCGGTTTTTTAAACGCATGGCGAACGAAGGCGTTTTGCCACTGCCAGACGGATCATGCCCGCTGCGGAGGGTCTGCAAGCTGGAGCGCGGCAAGTGATCGTCACCTATGACGCACAGAAATGCGACTGGAACGAAGTATTGGCTAAGGCATGGGCCACCAGGCCGCCTGGCGAAGTCGGAATGATCGTGGCGATCCCGCGCGGCGGCCGGATGCACCGGGACTTAATGCGGAAAACTGCCCGGCAGGAAAGGACGTCAAATGCTGAAACCCGATAAAATTGAAATCACGATCCCCGGTAAGCCCATCGCCAAGAAGCGCCCGCGTTTCGCCCGCATCGGCAAGGGCGTTCGCACATACAGCGACCAGCATACAGACGAGGGTCGGATGCTGCTTTTCATCCAAGCCGCCGGCTGCAAGCCGATAAGCGGGCCGCTGTCGGTCGATCTGGAATTCGTCCTGCCAAGGCCGAAGTCCCACTACGGCACAGGCCGAAACGCGGGCGTGCTAAAGGCGAGCATGCTCAATGCTCTGCCCGTCTCCAAGCCGGACGTTGACAATTTCGGGAAAATGGTCCTCGATGTGTGCAACGGAGTGCTCTGGCGAGACGATGCCGCTGTAGTGTATCTGAGCGCGTCTAAGCGCTATGGCGAAAACCCAAGGACAATCATCCGCGTCGAGGCTGTTGATTCCATTTGCCTGGCCTGGCGTCATGGCTACTCCTTAAGCGATGAGAAGGCATAGCTAAGCGGCCATTTCGCCGCCTTCCTGGCATTTTCAGCGCAATGCCCATACCGACGTAGCCACAAAAAATAAAAACGCCCCCAGCGGCTTCTGAGAGCGTTTTTTGAAAAAGGGTGAGGATCAGCCAATTACCCCGCCCTAAAGGACTTGGTACTTGATGCCTACACTGTCACAAAGGAACTTCGGCTCAACCATCCGCGCCTGCGCGCCAAAGTCGTCCTCATGCGCGATCTGCCAATCGTTATCGTTGCGCCCAATGCGCCCTACGATGTAATCCGCGTCATCCTCGTAGGCCGCCTTGGCAGCGGCCTCAATGGCATTCTCGAATTTCATGCTTCACCCCCATCTGGGTCTGGCTGATTGTTTTTCAGCCAAACATACGTGTCTGGCCAATATGCGGCCAGGTCAAGGACGTCATACCATGGGACGCCTGATAGGATGGCGTCGTGGATTGCCCGGTGGTCATCCATGGCTTCGGATGGACATCCGGTCATCATCTCGACTGCGATTTCTTGACGTTTCATCTTTTTCCTCCCTTTGTGGTGCCCCGGCCCTCCGGACCGGGGCGTATGGCGTGGTTAATCCACGTACTCCGACTCCCTGAAAATCCGGGCGTCAGTGGCGTCCGGGAACTCTGCCAAAACGAGCTCCCTCGCGCGCTCCGCATCCCCATCCCTGAGGTAGTGCCCCAGGTATAGGGCCCGCATGGTGTCTATCCAGATACATTCCGTTCCTTGGGCCGTTCGCCGACGGTGGCGTGTCACAGCCGCCCTGGCTGCTTCGACGCTTTCAAAGCAAGCCGGGCCTTCCGCTGTATGCAGATACGCTCGTGCCGCGCCGCGCTCAGCGTAGACAAGCACGCCGCTTTTTGTCTCATCAAGGCCCACGCGCTCCGCGACTTGTAAATTTTCTATCGATTGCTTTGTCAGTCTCATACCCTGTCCTCCTCCACCCACTGGCGCATTAACTCGATGACCGCCGCCTGTTGCGAGATACCATTTTCGGCGCACTTGACTTTGAATTTACGCTTGAGATCCGGCGGGACTTGCCTAATGAGCATAGGCTGCTTGGTTTTTTGCTCATCTCTTCTTTCCATTTCTCCCCTCCCTTTGTGGTTGTTGGTTTTGTCTCTATTTGATTACAATATATATCTTGATTAGCAAGATGTCAAGGGAAAAAATCAAAAAAAATAAAAAAATTGCGGCTTGGAGTAACTGCCTAATATCACAGCTTATTTTTTTGTAGGCGGATCACCGCCTTGACTAATCGCGCGCTTGACACAATAGCCGCCTAAGAAAGGCCGTATCTAGGCCATGGAAAAAACATTTGACACACATACAATATCTCTGTAAAAAAAGAGGTATTGGCATGTATGGGTCTGAGTGAAGCAGAATTGAGGATTGGTAAAATACCATGGAAAAGATAAAGCCCAAAAAAAGGGGTAGACCATCTGTTTTCACGGCGAAGCTGAAAAAGCAAATGGAATTCCTTGCAAAGAAGGGATTCACTGAACAGGAAATGGCCGAGGCCCTGGGAATAGATCAATCAACAATCACAAAATACAAACAGCGCACCCCGGATTTTTTCACTACCCTAAAGAGCTGGAAAGCAGAAGCTGACGCAAAGGTTGAGAGATCTTTGTTTGAAAGGGCCTGCGGTTACAGCCACCCGGAAGATAAAATCTTCAACGATGGAGGTAAGCCGCTGATTGTACCAACCATAAAACACTATCCACCTGATCCAACATCAATGATATTCTGGTTAAAAAATCGGCAGCCTGAAAAGTGGCGCGAAAAACAAGAAGAATATCCAGGCGACTCCCCGCAACCCGTAACGGTCAACATCCAGGTGGAAGATGGTCGCCGCGCTTAATTTTACGGTAACAAGGCCACAAGGCCAATTCCTGGCCATGAAACAGCGATTCCGCGCTTTCGTTGCTGGTTATGGTTGCATTGAGGCCAAATCTAAGGTTTTGACACAGAGCGGATATCACCACATTGCGGACATATCTCCAGGAGACGAAGTTGTAAGCTTTGACGTGAAAAGTCGGAAATTCCGGCTTTCACCAACCAGTGGCGCGTACCCAAAAGGTAAGGGGAATCTTTATCGAGTGATAACCACGCAAGGAGAATTTGTTGCAAGCGGACATCACCGCGTTTTCTGCGCTGATAATAAGTATCGACAGGTTTCAAGCCTTTCCGTTGGGCAGGAGGTATTTTCATCTTGCGCAGACCAGCTTCTGACCAGAAGGGAACTTGACCGGATATGGTCGCCTTCAAATGATCCGCATTACTGGCGAATAGTCTTAGATTATCTGGTGAATTGTGAAGATGGATGCCGTCGATATGGTCCACTACTTCGCAGGGTTTTAGATAGCGACCTAACACGCGCTCCATCACAAGCCGATGTTCATAAACGCGGCCAACGTTTTTACCGTTCATCCTGCCAAAGGGGTGCCCAGGCGAGCTCACGAGAACGTAGCCGTCAAAATCAATATGACGACCACATCGGAACGAGCCATTCAGGGTTCCAGTTGGACCGCCTTGTGGGCGGCGTGGTAGGTCAAGTTTGTTCATCACGTCTTGAACGTATTTTTGATTTTTGCCAACAGCGATTGAAATTTCTTTTGATGTCATTACCCCGTCAGCAAGCTCAACGATTTTTTGAACGATTTTTTGATTCTCCTTGCTCCGATGTTTTGGGTTCAAGGCAAAGCCTTTTTTCATTTCCACTTTTGGCAGACCGATTTTGCGGATTATCGCCTGAACATGGCTTTTGCTTTTCCCAACAAGATCAGCGATTTCTTGAGCGTTCCTTTTACCATCAGAAAGATCACAAATCTTTTGAATCAGCTCCGGGTTCGGTAGCGGCATATTTGTCTCCTAACGTTGATTGTTTAGACTCCATATCCATATCCAGCATTATATACATTGAAAGAAAAAAAGTCAATCAATGGTTTTGGGATATCCATGTTGCTGGTGACAATAATTATGTTACAGAGGACGGCACGATACACCACAATAGCGGAAAGACCTGGATAGGTTGCATTGCTCAATGCGTCAACGCATGGCAGCAACCCGGATTCAATCAGGGTTATTTTGCCCCAACTTTTCCGCAGATCCGGGATATATATTTTCCCACAATCGAAGAAGTAGCCTTTAATCTGGGCCTTAACGCTGAAATCAAAGAATCAAATAAAGAGGTATTCCTGTATTCAGGCAGACAGCTTCGATCACTGATAATATGCAGGTCGATGGAAAGGCCGCACACGATTATTGGTTTTCGGATCTCCCATGCACTGGTCGATGAGCTGGATGTCCTTCCAATAGACAAGGCAAGAACGGCATGGCGCAAGATCCTTGCAAGAATGAGATACCCGGACGCAAACAACACGATTGATGTTACCACCACGCCGGAAGGGTTTAGGTTCGTACATGAGCAGTTTGTCAAACAGGTTCAGGATGAGCCGAAAAGGGCCGAAAGATACGGGCTGATCCAGGCCAGCACATACGACAATGAAAAGAACCTGCCGCCTGATTATATCCCGTCTCTGGTCGAGGCATATCCGAAAGAATTGATTGATGCCTATATAGACGGCAAGTTTGTCAACCTGACAAGCGGAACTGTTTACCGGAATTACAACCGGGTGATTCACGATAGCACAGAAACGATCCGGGAAAAGGAAACGCTTTTCATTGGCCTCGATTTCAACGTCCAGCGCATGGCTGCGGCTATTGCGGTTCAGAGGGCCGACGGATACCACTTTGTTGCCGAGTTAAAAGATGTTTTTGACACACCGGACATGATAACACTGATCAAAGAACGGTATCAGGACAAGGGACACAAAATCATTGTTTATCCTGATGCTTCAGGGGGTAGCAGAAAGTCAGTTGATGCGTCAAGTTCAGACCTGGCACTTTTGCAGCAGGCCCGGTTCAGCGTCAGGGCCAGGTCAAATAATCCAGCAGTCAAAGACAGGGTGCTGTCTGTCAACAAAGCATTTGAAACTATGCGGTTGTTTGTAAATTCAAAGAACTGCCCTGTAATTGCAAGCTGTCTTGAGCAACAGGCATATGGGTCTAACGGAGAGCCGGATAAAACCAGCGGGCACGACCACATGAACGACGCCCTGGGCTATTTTGTATCATACGAAATGCCGGTGATAAAACCGCAGTCAACCATCCACAGAGTAAGGGCCAACTGATGGAAAAAGTATTTGAACGAAGCAGCGACTTCCAGACAGCAACAGACCGTGGGGAGCTGGTCAGGGATTTACTGGGCGGCACACCTGCCATGATCGCGGCCGGGGAGATGTACCTGCCAAAACAAAGTGCTGAACATCCTGACGACTACAAAATTCGGCTACGGGGAGGGTATCTGTTCAACGGGTACAAGCGGACCCGGAATTATCTCGTCGGATTGGTGTTTTCGGAACCGGTCAAGATCGGTGAGGATTCACCGAACAAGGACCAGTTTACTGCTATTGAAAACGATGTTGACCAGCAGGGCAACAACCTGAGAACCTGGGCGCAGGCGTTCTTTGAAGCGGGTATTGACGATGGCATGGTGGCCGTTTTGGTTGACTTTCCGCAGGTTCAGACCCGCACCGGAAACGGCAGGCTTGAGTTCTGGGACGAAGAAAACGAGATATGGAGGGCAAAGACGGCAGCAATCGACGCCGAGAAGGGCTGGCGGCCGTTCTTTGTCTTGATCCATCAGGCCAATATCCTGGGGGTCAGGTTTGTGTATGAAAACGGAAAGCGGATACTGGACCTTATCCGGATCTTTGAAACAGTCACTGACCAGCATGGCGATTTTGACAACGACGACACCGAGATTGAGC